AGAGCAAGGCAAAACTAAGATAACCGATTACTACCATGATGATGTCTATCAGGGAACAGAGGGTAAGACTGCTGCCACACCTTTAGATGACATGTCGGTAGGTGATCACGAACTTGCTATACCTTATCTAAATCCAGAAAAAATGGATGCTCTTGTTGGTGTAGTAGTTGACCTGAGAGAGAAGTTTCCTGAAGCATTTCCAACAAAGAAAGTTGGTAAGGGAAAGAATCGTAGAACGGTAAGTACCGAACCTTTAATAGATCAGTTGTTTGATCTTACCGTAATGAAACCAACAGATGTAAACAAAGCTTATGGCGAAGGAATGCTTAAAGCAGTAGATGGTGATACTTTCTTTGAAAGCTCTGCGTTATTTGACATACTAAATAAACACGGCATGTCTTATGAAGAGTACACTTTAGGTGTTGTAAGTTCAGGGTCACAGGCAGGTAGAATAATGAACCGTCTGTCACAGATGGCACGTGTCAAACCTAAAAGTGTGCAGGAGATACAAGCTGAGAGAGCACGTAAGGCTACAGAGGGTGCTCTAAGTAAGTTCTGGTCTAACACAGTGCTACGTGGTGAGAACATCCGTAGGGGCTTGCTAGTTTCTTCCTTTGCTACAGCCATGAGAAACGCACAGTCCGTGCTAGTACGCTCTCCTATGGAGTCTATGGCTAACATAATGGATACGTCACTGTTGACCTACTCTCGTGCTATCAGAGAGGGTGATACAAAAGGACAGGCGATTACTAAGTTTACTAAAAACTTGAACCCACTTGTGCGTGATGGCACATATAAAAACTCGTTTAAAAATATGTCTTACCTGTTTGCAAAACAAGGTGAAGCAGAAGAGTTTACCCAATACATATTAGATCGTCCTGAGTTAGCTGATCAGTTAACTAAGATGTTAAGTAATATAAACGAACTTCAAGAAGTCACAGGACGTGGACAGGCGGTCACTAAAGTAGGTAAAGGCTTTGATGCTGCAGCCAGTAGAGTAGAAGACTTTGTTGGTTTTCTTAATACCCCTAACAGATGGCAAGAACACATCACACGTAGGGCTACGTTTATGGGTGAGCTAGAACGTATTACTGCTGCAGAGTGGGGCATAGACCTAAAGGATGTATTGAAGCAAGGCAGAATACAAGACGTATTAAATGATGCAGAGGATTTACGTGGTGCAAAGGGTAGGTCTTTTGTAGACATTATAGAAGAAGCTACAGACAAAGCACTTGATGTTACCTACGCAAAACAGCCAGACTTCTTTGTGTTTAAAAACATAAGTAATTTTATTACAAAGTCTGGTCTGACTGCTGTTGTTCCGTTCCCCAGATTTATGTTTAACGCATTTGATTACATGGCACAGAACTCAGCAGGTATAGGACTTGTAGCAATGCGTAAGGCAATAAGTAAAGAGTCACGTCAGGCAGGTCTTACAGTACGAGACAGACAGGACATCACAAGAAACTTAGTTGGTCTTGGTGCTATCTCTGCTTTTTATCAGTACCGAACAAGTGATGATGCACCTGAGAAGTATGAAGATATAGTATACGAAGACAAACAAGTAAACACAACCGCAACATTTCCGTTAAGACAGATGGGATGGATTGCAGAGTTTGCTAGACGTGGGGGTTTAAAACAGTATGGCATTGAAGGTGAAGAGGATACTGTAGACACGTGGTATGGTATGGATATGAAACACCTTGCTGAAGTATGGGTGGGTACTACTGCACGTACAGGTATGGGCAACGTATTCCTTGAGGAAATGGTAGACATTGTAGCTGACACATCAGATGAAATTGATGAGCAAAAACGTGCTAAAAGAATTGGCGGTGCTCTAGGTCAATACGCAGCCACTTACTTTACTCCTTACTTTCAGATAGTAGATGCTCAAAGGGCTATGGGATTAAGGCGTGAAGACTACGGTGATGCTGCAATGGACCCTAGCTTTAAAGATTCTCCTATGGAAGCAGGTAAAGAAGGGTTTATGCGTAGCTTTATTCAACGTGGTTTTGCTGCACCTTCATATGAAAATGAACTACCTGCAAGAGTTGACATAGTTACAGGTGATGCTAGACGTTTTGATCCCTTTACTAAACTTGCATTTGGTTTAAGCGTAAGGGAACGTGATAGTGAAATGGCAGAATACTTAGCAAGTATTGGCTACGACGATCCAACATATCAACTAGGCAGTAAGTCCAAGCTACCTAGTCAACGTAGGGCAGAGAATGCGTACATATCTATGGCACTTCCTCTGCTTGTTGAGGGTGCAGAATATTATGCAGATACATTAGCCACTACAAAAAAAGATAAGATAGATGTAGCTAGAAAGTTCTTAGATGATACAATTGCTGCAGCCAAAGGAGACTTTGATGAAAAAGGTTTTGCCGCCCCAGAAGCAAAGCTTGTTGATAAACTAAGCAGAACTAAAAAGGTTGATAGGAAATATGCATTCTTTATGTTTAGACAGGTCAATGGAAGGCCACCTGATTTAACAGAGGTGCAAGACCTACAGCAATTAATAGAGTTAAGTAAAGATATTCAACAATAAAAAAGGGCGGCTTAATTGCCGCCCGATTTGTTTCTATCTCTTGTCACCGCTTCCACTGAGTGTGCCCTGCTCCTTACGCCTACTGAGCTTTGCTTCATTCTGACCTGCAATCATACCCAGTGTTAGGTTAAGGTCTGTGGCAAGTGCAGCACAGTACCACAACACATCCCCTATCTCACTGGCTAACTGCTCACGCCAATCCTCTGGCATACTTTCTGGCCCGTCACGAATAATCTTCTTGACCTTGTTTGCCACCTCACCTGCTTCACCTGCCAAACCCAAAGCAGGATAAAGTATTTTATGTTTATCAGGATAGATGGCTGTACGTGATGCTGATCTTTGATATGAATTAAAATCAGACATGTTGTACTTCTCCTTTAGAAACTGTTCTGCTTCTTCCTGTAGCTTGTTCATTACCCTTAACCCGTTTTAACTGCTCGTAGTAGGCTTTGTTAAACCCACGTTCCCACTCCCTGTGCTGCATTGTATCACTAGGGAATGGATTAACGACACGCCCCTGCCGAAAATCTTTGTAACCTTTCTCGTATTGAAATTTTAACGGTGCATCATATTTGCCAAGGCCACGTTGTTTGCGAGTTAATTGTTTGTTCATATGCATTCTCCTTCTGTTAAGATGTATTATGCTACGTTGATTAGTTCTGCTTCTGTGTATGGAATATGGTAGAACAGTTCACCCTTCAAGATGTTACGTCCATATGCTTCACGTAGACGATCATCTGTTAGGCTTGTATCCTTGATACGCCAAGCTTGCTTCATATCTTTACGGAAGATGTAGAAGTTAAGCACTCCATTCTCCCCCTCATATTTTTCAAGCAATCTACCTTTACGTTCAGGAATGCGGATGTCTTTCCAATCTGTGGGCCATTCACCTTTCCATGCAAGCTTGACTTCCGCTTCGTTAAAATACGTATAATCCTTTTTCTTTGACACAATGTCCACATAGTAATTTTCCTCTGCTGTTTCAATCTCGTGTCCTGCGTCTACTAGGTAGGCAGTTAGTTTATCTTTTGCAGGTGCGTCATACGCTTCATACAATGCACGACTAAATTGTTTACGTGTTCCCATTATCTTTTCCTTCCATATTAGTTTGTGTTACACCCTGTGCAGTATCCGTAGACCTTTACACAGGGTGCAGGTTTAGTGCCTAAGTTCCGATGTCCACGATTTCGCATGAGTCACCAGTGCAAGCAAATGTTTGACTAGACTTTGTGCTATCTTCTTTTTCGTATGCGGATAGCTTAGTCCAATCAATCTTCTTCGGCATCTCGTTTAGTAATGCCTTATATTCATCAACAGTGCAATCCTGATAAGGTGCTTGCTGATAAGTATGATCAGAGTGTGGCAAGAAAGACACACCTGACATTTCGTCAAAGTGTTTGTACACAAAGGCACCCACTTCTATCCATTCACTATCCTGTACTGTACAAGTAACACTTGGTTTATGTTCGCACCAGTGCCGTTGATAAGCAAGCCATGTCTCTAACTGTTCAATGGCTGACATATCTGTACGTGTTACTGCTGCATTCGGTGCCTTCATAGGGAAGCTAAATACAGTAGTCGTGTCTGGATTAAACACACACGGTTCAGCAGGAATACCTTGATCTTTCATCATGGCGGTAAGGGGATCGTTGTTATCGCCTCTAACGGTTCTAATGTAATAGTCGTTGTGTCGTGCATGTATACCACTTGCGGAGTCCACCAGTTGGGATACAGTACCTGATGGCTTATTACAAGTAATAGCAGTACTAACGTTAATTCCAAGACGATCAGCCCACTCAGCATTAGTATCAACAGCCACCTTACGAAGGTGAGAAAGTGTTTCATCTAGTCCTTTATTTTTTAAAGTCATTAATGGATTATCCATTACTCCTGTGAGAGACACACCAAGCAATCTTTCTTCCTCAGTATTGTTTCTCCACATCTTTCGCAGATACGGGAACTTAGTGTAGGTGGATTGGATAGTGCCCAGAATTGTTGCCAGACGGACCTTTCGTTCCAAGCTTTCAATATTATCTGTGGCCCGTACCACAATTTCCGTAAGGTTGCACACTTGACCTGATCGTAAAATGATTTCACTGCATGGATTAGTGCCGAACTCATGGTTAGGATCACGCCTACCATATTTCTTAGCTTGATTTTTAGATGCTTCACGATTAAATACCCCTCGTTCACCTGACTTACTCTCTACTAATGCCAACCATTCACGCATGAATGTCTCTGCGTCTGGCTTCTCTGTATACGACACACTGTTATTAGCCAGTGCACGATAGGCTGCTTCATTCCACCACTGTCCTGACTTAGCATGGCGCATACGGTCATCACTTAGGTTAGACAAACTAATCATTGCTGACCTACGTACACCACCTACAACCACGATCTGACCAATAAAGCACATGATGTCGTGACATTCAATTGATGATAGCCTACGACCCTGTGCATTCTTGAATGTCTGTACAGTGAAGTTGAATAGATCAACTAGCGGTCCTGCACCACTGGCACGTCCACCAAATGTCTTTAGCCGTGAACCTGCAGGACGTACCTTGCTTACATCCCACTTAGGTATTTCTCCTGCCCACAACAGTGACAACACCTGACGGTAAGCCTTAGCCCAACCCTCTTTGCTGTCCTTCACTACAACTGTAGTGTCACTCTCGTATAGATCAGGTACTTCTGGTAGCTTAGATACAAACTGACGTTCAACACTGAAGCCTACGCCTGTACCACACAACAACACAAACATTGCTTCGTCAAAAGCAAATGGATGATCTACATGAATGTATGAACAGTTGTACATACAAATGTTATCACGTGCTGCTGCTGCACCTGCTGTCATCATGGCTCTCATGCTTGGTGTAATCTCTAGGTTCAAGATTGCTTGTTCAATCTCACCGTACACTGAGTCTTTCTTAACATAAGGTGCTACGATATTGTCCATATAACGAGTCACTGTTTCAGGCCATGACTCACGCCGTTGTTCATCATCCAACCACCTTGCGTAACGTGAGGTGTGAATGAATGCTTGATAGTCTGTAGGTAAAAAATTGTCCATGTTCACTCCGTTATTATTTTAATTGCTTTGATTGACATTCCATCAATGTCATATATAAATTCCTGCAGACTTTGACTAATCTCTTCATCAACTTCTCCATCTACAGGAACTGGGTATTCATCTTCATCTATGTTTAAGGTTAAGAATACTTTAACTATCATCTACTTCCTCAATAAGTTTTGTCAAATACCACTGTGCCTTCTTCAAGTCTTCTGCACCATTCTTGTACCTGTATCTCCACATGTATTTAAGAATGTTGCCCTGTAGATAGTACTCGTATCCATCACCTGTGGCTGCACGAATGGCATCAATGCATTCAATACCTGCTTGATTATAGTGTGGTGGTCTGTTTACATTGTCTACCATTCGTATCTCCTTTCTAAAAGTTTACTTTAACTATGTTACCGTCACGTTCTTTTATTAACGGTTTATATTCTTCCGTTTCTTCTTCATTCATCTGATCAACTAACTTGAATAGCTTGCTCCTTACATCTGGGTCTTCTTCCATTAAAGGTATAGCAGCAATTAACATGTCAGTCAACACTTTCAGGTGAGCAAAGTCATCTGAATTTAATGTGTTGTCATCTGTAGTCAGCATACCTACAGTAAGATCACCCGTCCAATCTCCAGTGTCATCCACATCTGGCGATATTCGTATGATGAAATCATTAGGGTTAAATTTTATTAGTGTATCTAGCATATGTTTAGCTCCTTTTTATTTTGTCGTAAGGAAAGACTACTAAGTCTGGATGAACGTCAACTCCCTTTTGTTTCAACCATTCTTCTGGAATAACCCTATCTGCATACAAGAATTTATTTCTTTCACACCATGTAGCATACGTACTTTTGGCACCCTTGTTTAGCTTACGTCTACTGTTTTCAAACACGAACCGTATGTCTAAGTCTGAGTGCTGTTTCTTTATTGCTAGGTGCTTACGTCTATCGTCTGATGTGAACCTTCCTTTCACTTCTACAATGATACCGTTCTGCAGTATAAAGTCAGGGGTATAGGTGCGGTACATCAAGTCTTCCCATTCTATTTTAATGGCTTCATACTTGAACTTGACTTTCTTCTCCTTCAAGTAGTCTTTGACTTTGATTTCTAGCCCACTCCTAAACCCATGCTTTAGTGCTGCCTTGAACTGCTTACCGTTCATTAGATGCGCCACAACCCATTCCAAGGACTAGGCAAACTACTTACAGTAGACACACCTAGTGATCGTAGCTCCTGTCGCACTGCATCGTCTGCAGCCTTACGTGCTTCCATAGCTGAACGTAGTCCTGCATACTTAGCCTCATGTAGTTCCCTCTTACGATCCGCAATATCCTTTTCCATAGCAGCAATCTGTTCCTGCATTTCTTTTATTTCTTCATTACCTAACATATTCAATCCTCTATATATGCCACCGTCTTGGGGTCTTTTGCTTTAGATAACCTAGCAGGTTCTTCAACCATGTTAGGCCAACACTCGTATCTGAAATCACAGAAACGACAGTTATCATTTAGTACCTTGTTGCCTGTGGGTTTACCACGAAACATTTCTGGTACTGGACTGAAGCAACGTTTGAACTCGTTGTTGTTCACCGTTTCAACAGTTGTCTTGATTTTATCAAGTTCATTGTCAAGGTCAAGTCCATCAGCAGGTACGTATTTAAACTCACCGTTGCCTTTGTTCACAACCCACCATCCACCTACACGTTTGCCAGATGCTTTGGCATAACCTGCAAGCTGCCCTACATAACCAAAGCCATCACCCTTAGATAGTGTATCAAAGGAATCAAACTTGTTCTGATAAGACCACGGTGATGCTGACTTCACGTCATCAACTGCACCGTCTATTACAAGATCATAACTACCAGAAACAATAGTACCATTACTATCTCCCACTTCAAGGCTAACTTTATCAGTGTCTTCAAACTCCACGTTAGCACCTTTAAGCAGCCCTTTAAAAACAGCCTCAACAATATCTCCTAACATCATGTTCATTACAAATGTAGTTGGCTTGGGTAGTGCCTTCTCTGGCATGTTCTTAGCAAACCAGAGTTGGCAAGTAGGACGCCCAATGTTGGACATCCTTAATGTGAACTTGTCACGAGACTTACCACTACCAAACTGACGAAGGACTGCATCCATAACTTCATCACCAATTTGTTTAGCAACTTCATTACTGAAGGTTGTCTTTCCATTGGCAGCGTCAGTCATAAACTGGTGCAGCTTTAGTTCAGCAGGATGGTTCATTACACAAAATCCTCTGCGTCAATATCCACGAATGCTTCAACAGTATCTGTGTCTGTGTCATCATTCTTGTACGCATTGTCATTCCAAGCACCCTTGATGTACTCGTTGTAATTCTCCACCCATGCTAGGAAGTTTGCAAACGTTTCCTGTTCAGGGTCTGTTACATCAAGTGTCTCTTGTAGATCAAGAGCTAAGGTAGGTAGATAGAACACACTACCATTTGGTAATGACTGTTCCTCTGTAGCTGCCTTGATGTTGTGCTGCACTGGCAACCGCCGCATCTTGCCTAGCTTGTTGAACAGTGTACCTGCAGTTTTGAATGCATCACGGTTTTCAATCTCCCAGATGAATGCCTGTGGATCAAGGTCAACTGGATTACCCTGTGCATCAGTAACGTCATGCATTTCTACTGTACCAAACATAACACGAACACGTTTGATCTGACGGATCAAGTCTTGTGTTTTCTCTGGCAATGCCTTGAAGTCTTCAATCCATCCTGCAGGTTTACCACAGTTGAAGCCACCATCGTTATCTTTTAGATCACTGTTTAGATCATTAGCCATAAGTGTCTTGACGTAACGATTGGGTGTAGAGTCACTGCCCTTGATGAACCGCTTGTACATAAACCGTTGTAGGTACGGACGAATAGTCGCAGTAGTTGCATAGTAAGTTGGGCCATCGGGAATCTCCAACTTGTATGTGCCACCTGCCACAACTTCCATCTTTACCTTCTTGCCATTGATTGTGTCCTCACCCATGATAGCTGAGTGATTGATACGCAAACGTGCAAGTGTACTTGCTTGTGACTTCTGTTTACCAGAGTCCACAGACATGCCCATTGCTTCTGCCATTGCGTTGAAGTTACTTGTGTTAATTGTTGCTACTTGATTCATTTAAAATCTCCTTTTCTATTTTGCGAGTCTATAGTTATATCACGACACATCTTTTGTGTCAAGCCAATTAGGACCAATCTTTGCCTCTAATAATAGTGGTACGTTGAAGTCTAGCTTCCACTTCTTATTGACGATGGCAAGCAGTCTGTCATTGGCTGCATGTATAATCCGTAATACCTTATCCTTCTCTTTGGGATGCACATCAATCACGAGTGAATCGTGTACGGTATTGACGATGCATGATTGCATTTGGTTTATCCCTAACAACTTGTCAATGTATATCAGAGATATAGGTACAATGTCAGCCGTAGCAAACGATTGTACAGGAAAGTTTTTAATCTGTGTGAAAAATGTCACAGTACCATTGGCACGGCGTGTCACATCAGGGAAAGAGAACTCACGACCAGATGGCGTCTTGATCTTACCCGTAGCTAGTGCCTCACGTGCAAGCTCCTTGTGCCACTTGCCAATGCCTGAGTACTTCTTAGTGAACTGCTCATAGTATGCAGCCTCTGCAGGTGTACGACCAAAGCCACTAGCCCCATACAAAGGTGCAAAGGTATGTGCCTTGGCTTCCTGTCTGGATATGTTCTGACCTGCATCAGTAATAACCTGTGCAGTGTATGAGTGTACATCAAAGCCTGTAGTCACCTCGTCAATGGCAGTCTTGTCCTGTGACAGGAACGCAGCCACACGAAACTCCAACTGGGCAAAGTCAGCTTCCATAATCTCCCCGTCAACCCAACGTGATTTGAATACACGTTTCACTGGGAACGTACCACCACGTGGCATGTTCTGCATGTTAGGGTCAGCACCCGACAGTCTGCCTGTAGCAGTACGATGTTGAAGTAACCTGACATGTAGCTTACCGTCTTGCTTTACATGATTAGAGATACCTTCCACAAAACTTGACAGGTAAGTGTCAACAGCAGAAAGCCTACGTACTCGTTGCAAGAATAGTACTGCGTCTTCCATGCCACGTTGTCTAGCCACACCTTCAAGGTATTCAAGTTTATCTTTGCTTGTTGCAAAGCCGTTAGCAGATATCCATTTTGATGTAGGTGCATTGAACTTTAGCCCCCCAACATTCTTAGTATCATCAGAATAAAGATAACCTTTGCTATCACAAACATTACATTTGTTAGTTCTTGCATAAAGTGTTCCATCTTTCTTTACCTTTCTTATCTGACCAGTACCATTGCAGGTAGTGCACTGTTTTGCTTTCTGCCTGTACAGTGTCTCTGTATTCTTACGCACTGTACTACGATAGTCTGTGTCTGTCATACGATAGTCATCAAACAGATCAGGCCATACCTTCTTATCACTGGGCTTCTTGCTGTAGATAACCCATGACAATTGCTCTGGGCTGTTCAAGTTGATTGGACGATCACCCATTAGTTCACGTACCTGTTCCCCAAGGTCAACAACCAACTGGTCACGTTCCTGTTGGAACTCCTTACGTACAACCTCTAGTGCTTCCATATCAACACTAAAGCCACGCTGATATATCTTGGCAATGTGTAGTGCCAATTGATTGGTAAGCTTGATTGTTCCTTCTAAGGAACTGCATTCCCCGTATGATGTCTGCAAACGAAGGTAGAGTTGCTGCGTAGCATGTAAGTCGTGGGAG